GGTGTTTGAGTAAATTGTTAGTAGGTAAATAAATTATGAGTAGGAAAAACCCAACTAGATTAACAAAACGACAAGAAGCATATTGTCAAGCATTTGCAGTTACGGGTAATGGTACGAAGTCTGCAATTGAGGCGGGATACTCGAAAAAGGTTGCTTCAGTACAATCCTCTGAAAACCTTGACAAACCTATTATACAAAATAGAATAACGGAATTACAGAAAGCAACAGCTAAGAGATTAAACATAACTGCCAATATGGTATTGCGTAGACTGTGGAAAATAGCCAAGGATGATAACCGAAAAGATCAGGTAAGGGCATTGGAACTGGTGGGTAAGCATCTTGCTATGTTTACGGATAAGGTCACTGTAGAAAACAAAGTGAATGAGAATGTAATTACCGTTGCTGAGCTAGAAAAGGAAATGCCTTTGTCATTATCAGATAAGAAAAAGCTTCTGGCAGCTATCCGGGCAGCAAAGGAAAAGAAAACCCAGATGATATAATAGGAGTAGATAATGGCGAAGTGCAAGAGGCATGATAGAGTGTGCATGAGTGGGTTGTCGATGACAGCGGTGTGTGTTCAAGGGGAAGTTCGTCGCTATGAAGTGTGGAGATGTACCAGATGTAAATCGATTGGCCTTCGTGGGTGTGGAAAAGATCGTGTTCGTTGGACCATATCCACGTCGGACAAGAAAGGTGCCTAATGAATAACAAAGTTGCGACTTGTCTTTGGTGCGGGTTTGTCTGTGTATCCGCATCCCTTGATACTCTGCGTGAGCATGAGGATAGCTGTCCTGAAAACCCTTACACACTTAGGATAAAAGCGTTGGAGGGGATGTTAGAGAAGGCTTTACAATCGTTGAATACAATATCCCAAGAGATTAAGCTGCTCGGAACCAAATAAGGGATTGTGTGCATGAGCAAGGAAGCTCTTCCCCCGGATGAATATGATGTTCTCGCGTCTGTATGTCGTGAGTCATTCTGGGAGTTTGTGCAGGAATTTTGGGGGGAAATCATAGATGAAAAGCTGGTCCCAAATTGGCATATGGAATATTTATGCCGGGAATTGGAAAAGGTGGCAGATCGTGTTTTTAATCGTCAGCCCAAGCTTTATGATTTGTTAATTAATATCCCCCCTGCTACAACCAAATCAACAATTGTTTCTGTGATGTTTCCTATCTGGTGTTGGACTAGGTGCCTGTGGGTACAAATTATCTGCGGGTGTTTTGCACATCCCCTTTCCCTTGATTTATCTGTTAAGGGACGGACAATTCTTCAGAGTGAGAAATTCAAAGCCTGTTTTCCAGAGATTGTTTTAAGATCGGATACTAACACAGCTACCAAATACCAAAACATAAAAGGGGGTTGGCGGTATGCTACATCAACGGGTGGGGCTGTTACTGGTCAGCATGGGCATATTAACATTATAGATGATCCGGTAGATCCTCGTGGAGCAAATAGTGAAGCCGATCTAAAAGCGGCAAATGATTGGTTAACAAATGTTATGCCTAAGAGGAAAGTAAACCAAGCAAACACTGTTACAATTATGATTATGCAGAGATTATCCCAAGGTGATCCGTCTGCCTTGTGGTTAGGATGGGCGAAACAAGGGTTGCCGATTAAGCATATTTGTATACCAGCTATTTTGACTGATGATGTTAGACCTAGGAATCTTAGGCGATTTTATAAAAAAGGTCTGCTAGATCCAAAGAGACTCAGCCGTGAAGTATTAGCAGAACAAGAATTGATTGGGACACGGGCATATGCCGGGCAGTATTTACAAAGTCCGATGCCGCCCGGTGGGGGGATGTTTAAAACCGGGCGGATACGGATAGAGTCGATAAGCTATTCAAATGCTAAAGGGTGGGTGTTTTGCCGATACTGGGATAAAGCGGCAACACATGGAGGGGGTGCGTATACCGTCGGTGTCCTGATGGGAAAAGATCCTGATAAGGCGTATTGGGTTCTTGACGTGGTTCGTGGTCAATGGGATGCAGGAGAGAGGGAGAGGATCATTAAACAGACCGCTGTGATGGATGGTAAGGTCGTGGTAATACGTGTTGAGCAAGAACCGGGTTCTGGTGGCAAAGAATCAGCACAAGCGACCATACGCAATTTGGCAGGGTATCGTGTATGGGCTGATGTGGTTGGTTCAAGTAGTGGAAATAAAGAGCATCGTGCAGACCCTTTTTCGGCGCAAGTTAATGGGGAAAATGTTAAAATGAAGGAAGCGGACTGGAATGCTGAGTACCTTAAAGAGCTTTCATTCTTTCCAGATCCAGGGTACAAATATAAAGATCAAGTAGACGCCTCAAGTGGGGCATTTGCATATCTTAGTAGACCAAGACGATATGTAGGAGCTTTTTAGAAAAAGTAGGGTACTATTTCTAAACAAAGGAAAATCATGGCTAAGAAAACAAAAAAGAAATTGACGGAAAAACAGCAGCTATCTGTGCGTAATATGTTTATGAACGCATTGACTACAAGGTCTAATTTGATTCGTGAGCAGCTAGATCCTAGGCGGCAGCTGGATGTTGATTGTGGGTATATTACAGATCCAACTGCAGCTGATTTTGACGATATGTATACAAAGGAAGGTTTCGCAAAACGTGCCGTACATATTATACCAGATGAATCCTGGCAGGTTGATCCTGAGGTGTTTGAAGTAGAGGGGGGAGAAGCCACTGTGTTTGAGAAGGCTTGGGAACAAGTTTTAGTTGATAATGATTTGTTTTCTATTATGCATAGAATAGATAAATTAAGTGGTATAGGTCGATTTGGTGTTCTTTTGTTGGGGCTCGATGATGGGTTGCCGCTGGACCAACCAGTGATATCAAAGAATGGGCGTCAGTTGACTTATCTTCGGGTGTTTGATGAATCTGTGATAACAATTGCTCGTAGTGATCCTGATGTGACTAGCCCTAGATATGGGCAGCCTGTTATGTACTCGATTAGTTTTGAGGATACCACAGAAGGTAACACTACTAAAAATTTGAAGTGGGTGCATTATACCCGGTGTGTGCATATAGCTGATAATCGTCGAATGTCAGATGTACTCGGTGTTCCACGTATGCGAGATGTCTTTAATCGTTTGCAAGATTTGCGTAAGCTGTTAGGTGGATCTGCTGAAATGTTTTGGCAGGGAGCATTCCCAGGTTTGTCTTTTGAGGTTGACTCAGCGATGCTCGAAGCTGGTGCGGCAGATATTGATACTGATGCGTTGAAAGAGGCAATGCAGGACTATGTTAATGGTTTACAAAGATGGTTTAGCACCGCAGGGGTGAGTGTTAAAAGTTTGGCCCCACAAGTGGCTGACCCGGAAAGTCATATCACTCAACAGCTCAAGGCAATTGCAATTGCTCTGGGTATCCCTTATCGTGTTTTCACAGGTAGCGAAGAAGGTAAATTAGCAGGTGGGCAGGATGCTAAAGCGTGGGCTGGACGAATAAAACAAAGACAAAATAAGTATCTTACGCCTTATCTGGTTCGCCCTGTTGTTCAAGCATTGGTTGATGTGGGTGCGTTGCCGGAACCCGCAGAAATCAATGTATCCTGGCCGGATATGTTGACACCATCCGAGCAAGAAAAGGCCGACGTTATTAAAACACAAACGGAAGCTATGAAAACATATGTCCAAGGTGGGGTGGATATGTTGGTGCCTGAAGAGGTTTATCTCACCGAGTTTATGAAACTTGATCCTGAATTGATTGAAAAGATTCTGGTAGAAATTGAGCAGAAGGCAGCGGAAGAGGCTGAGGAAATGGCTGCTGCTGAAGAAGCGGCTAGGGAAGAGGCTGCTGCGATAGTATCACTTCAGCCATCCCCCCGAACAATTGAACGGGGATGATATAATATAGGTGGAGTAAGGCTATGGCATTCGAGGTTTACATCCCAGGCAGCGGCGGCAAGCGCACCGTCCAAAGTAAGGGTGTGGTGTATATCAGTAAGCGGGGTGAAGCACGTTTCTACAAAACGGATCTAGTGAAAGTTGGAATCACAGAATCGGTTGTTGTGATGGTGGATAACACGATACTGCGTATTGGTATTCGTACACCAAAATTGGGAGAGGAAGGTATTACGTTAATTGTCCAAGATTATAATACTCTATTCGCACGGGTGATTATGAAGACCGTGCTTAAAAAAGGGTTGAAATTAGATCCTGGTAAGGTGGCGGGGGAATATGACCTTATCTTCCCAGAGCGGGCTGGGTGGCTTGAGTTCTCGCTGAATCCTGGTGAGGTTGCGGAATTTGACGACTGAAAGGTGAGGTGACGTGATGAATGTCCGTGAAATAGTTAAGAAATATCTGGAACAAAACGGATTTGACGGCTTGGTCTGTCAAGATGGTGAATGCGGGTGCATCCTTTCCGACGTATCTCCCTGCGGTGATATGCTGGATAGTTGCGAGCCGGGTTACGTGGTGCCATGCCCAGGGCCTGATGGTTGCCCGAATGGCGGTGGCTGCGAATGGCACGTTGCAACAACGAAACGCGAGGTGACGTGATGAAATTCCTGGTTGGCTTTTCTATCATCCTCGCGTTAACCATGGTGTTTGTGTGCTGCCAGGATCGCCGAGACCAACTTGACTTGGTGTCTCAGCCGGCC